CGGTCTTTGAGATTGCCGAGCGGCGCATAGACGGCACCAACATCCAAGCCGGTGACTTCCAAGTAATTGTAGAGCCTGCATCAATCGAGGTCACGCTTAACGACAAAGTAATTTGCGACCGTGGCACACTGACAATCAAAATTCTTGGTCGCGTGGCGTCGGGCGGGCAGACTGCGTTGTACGACATGGTGTGCCGTGGGTAGATTTGAGGACGACATAAACAAGTTTCAGCGCAAGACGGTTGCCAAAATGGATCAGGCTGTCCGCAAAATATCTCTGGAAATATTAAAAAGCGTTGTTTTTAAAAGCCCTGTTGATACGGGGCGCTTTCGTTCAAATTGGCAGGTCTCTATTGGTTCCGTTCCATCTGGAACTGTTGCCTATCAAGGCACAGAAACCATTGGGGAGCGGGCGGGCAAAAAGGGGCCAGTTTATGAGGCAACCGTTGCCAAATCCAAGGGCACGGCAGACTCGGCAAAGGCTGGTGATGTCATTTATATTGCTAACAACCTGCCCTATGCGGTGCGGCTTGAAGAAGGCGGTTATGGCGAAGGGCCAAAAACTGTTGGCGGATTTTCCCGGCAAGCCCCTGCTGGAATGGTCACGCTAACGGTTCAAGAGTTTGCATCTACGGTGAAAAGAATTGGCGCGGAGATTGGCAAACAATGAGTGACATCGACAGCAATATCACGCAGGCGCTAAATGTGCAGGCCGAGGTTATGATTGCCGAGCTTGGTTACACGGCGATATGGCCACGCAAGGGCGGGAACAGGCCCGCAGGCGAACACTTGACCATACAGCACTTGCGAAACGATGACGTGCCGCTGGGCTTGTCAGATCAAGTTTACACGCGCCAAGGCTTTTTGATTGTTAACTTGGTTTCCACGCTGGACGGTTACGACATTGTCACCCGCAAGCAGGCCGGTGCGATTTCTGATTATTTCAAGCGCGCGCAAATTCTGGAAGCCAACGGGACAAAGGTCACAATCGTTGGCACCAACATTCGCAGCGGTCGCGAGGAGGAGCAGCGTTGGGAAACACCCATTTACATAGAGTATCGGAGCCTGTCGTGAAAAAGCAATACACACCAAGCCTTACAGATGACGCAGTGACGGAAAAACTGCAGGCGGCACCCATGCCCCGCGACCTGTCCCGCGCAAGCCTGACCAACAAGGCCGGAGCCGGTGCAACGCCGCTTGAAAAAGACGTGGACGCCTGGCTCAAGATCGGCTGGCACCGAGCTTAGAAATACCCACCGGCGCGGGTGCCATTGTTGGCAAAGCGGCAACCCCTCAGACAGAAAGCCCCGTTGAGGGGTCTAATCGCTTGAAAGGATTCCAAGCATGACAACTACATCAAATCAAATTGGCCTGACCATCTTTGGCGTTGCTGGCGTTCCAGCGACAAACAACAAATCTGGCATGGAAGCACTGACTTTTGTGCAGCTCAAGGGAACGCAAATGCTGCCGTCGTTTGGCGTAACGCACGCCAACATTGATGTTTCGGACCTTGGCACCGGCTTCACGTCTGGGGTTAAGGGCGCGGCCACCGGCAACGATACGACGTTTACATTCCACGGCGACGGCACCGACACCGGCATTGCAACCGCAATTACCGCTGCAAACTCGCAATCTGGCCTTTACACGCTCAAGATTGTGCGCGGGTCTGGAACCGACACGGGCGACGGCCCAGCGCCTGTTGCTGGCGACGTTGTATCCTATGCGCAGGGATATCTGCACACCTTTGCGCTTAACCCAAAAGATGACACGTCCTTTGAGGGCGGCACGATCAACTTCAAACAGAACGACTTCACTGTTAATGACGTTCAGCCTTCGTAACTAATCCGCTTAGGCGGTAGAGGGTGGCGTGGATTGGTTCGCCCGTCACCCTCGCTATGAACCAGGACCAAAGGAAAATATCATGGATTTCAATAAATTTGACAGCCGCGCAAAAGCTGAAGCCGGATCAGCGATGCAGATTCTTGACGCTTGGACGGGCGAGCCGATGATGGACGGCGACAAGCCCTGCCGGGTTATCCTGCGCGGCACCGCGTCCGCTTCTATGCAAGCCAAAATGCGGGCGGCGCAAAAGGCTGCCATGATGTCCAAAAAGGCCAAGGGCAAAGACGAGGGCGACGAGGCGCGCGTGATGGAGGACGTTCACAATCAGCTTTGCGAAGCTGCTGCGCCGTTCATCATTGGGTTTGAAAACGTCAACAACGGCGACAAGCCCGCGACCGCAGATGACGCGATCTGGTTTCTTAATCTGACGTTTCCCGAAATGGGCGTCAAAGAAGACGACGACGGCGAGGCTGTCTTGAACAAGGACGGCGAGCCTGTTTACGCCATGATAAACAACCCGTTTGCCAAGCAGTGCAGCGAATACGCATCTAAGCAGGCGAATCGCTTGGGAAACGACAAAAGCGGCTAATCCTTGCCGCGCATCAAATGGGGTGGTTAAACGCCATCATTGAGATAAAAGGAGACAAGACGGAACGGCCAAGGGAAAGCCGATTGATTCGTCACAATCTAAGCAAGACGCCTGCGCCCTTTGTGGAATTGGACGCGGGTGAGTATCTGCTTAACGTCTTGATGGAGGCGGGCGCAATAAAGTCTGCGGCGATGGGCGGTTTTCTGGCGCTTGATTGGGTGGATCTTGCCGCTTACGCATCGCTAACAATGGCGGACATTGAACCTTGGGAGGCCAAGCTGTTGCGCAAAATGTCAGAGGCGTTTGTCTCTGGCATGAACGAAGGCACAAGCCCGTTTTCAATACCGCCGGCCGACCGCAAGTCTGCACAATAAACGGCCCGCCCTGACCGGTGGGCCGCAAACATTTCAAGGATTAAAACATGGCAGATTTTGCAAACCTTGTCGTTGGTGTTGACACCTCTGGTCTAAAGCGTGGCGAGCGTGACATTCAGAGCTTTGGCGGGTCCGCTAAGAAAAGTTTTAATGCTGTCGCATTGGCCGCAGGTGCTGCGCTGGGGGCGTTTGTTTCGCTTGGCAGCGCGGTGCGCATCATTGCTGATTTTGAATCCAGCATTTCCCGGCTTGGAGCTGTAAGCCGCGCCACCGGTTCAGAGCTTGAATCGCTGCGCAACATTGCAAAAGAGCTTGGATCAACAACAGAGTTTAGCGCAAGCCAAGCCGCAGACGGCCTTAACTTTTTGGCCATGGCCGGGTTCAATGCAGCGGAGGCCATGGCGGCAATCCCGGCTGTTTTAGATTTAGCAACGGCGTCACAAATGGGCCTGGCTGAAGCGGCTGACACCGCTTCAAACATCATGTCGGGGTTTGGAATTTCTGCCGACAACGCCGCGCAAGTCGCAGACGTTCTGGCCGCCGCGTCTACAAGAGCAAACACAACTGTCGGGCAACTTGGGTCTGCAATGTCTACCGTTGCACCTATTGCCAAAGCACTTGACATAAGTCTTTCCGACACGGCAGCCGCTATTGGCGTTTTGTCCGATGCCGGTATTCAAGGCGAGCGCGCAGGAACCGCTTTGCGTGGCGTCTTGGCGTCTTTGGCTGGACCTACTTCAGAGGCTGAAAAGGTGCTCAAGGGCCTTGGCCTCACGCTTTCTGATGTAGACCCTGCCGCAAACGATCTTAGCGTTGTGATGGCACGACTAGGCGATGCAGGACTTTCCACAGCGGACGCAATGACGTTGTTCGGACGCGAAGCAGCTTCCGGTGCTTTGGTTCTTATAGACGGGGCCAATCGCGTTGGCGAGTTTGGTGACGAACTTGACCGCGTAGACGGTGCGGCAAAGACAATGGCTGCAACCATGCGCGACAACTTGGGCGGCGATTTAAAAGGCGTCATTTCTGCGGCAGAAGGCCTGGCAATCGCATTGGGCGACGCTGGCTTGACGACTGTTTTAAGAGTGGTCGTTAGGGTCATGACGGTCATGGCGCAAGCAGCAATCGGCGCGGTAAATGCCATTGGCAGCATCACAAATGCAATCGGCTCATTCCTGACTGCATCTAACCAAGAGCAACTTGCGATTGACAACGTTACGCTTGCAATGGGCGACAACATCAAGCAGGCTAACTCGCTGTTTACCCTGATGGGGACGGGCCAGACAATCACCCAATCGGCTGCGCTGGCGAAACTGTCAGAGGCAGAAGCCCACTTGCGGACGGCAGACGCATTGCGCAAGGAACGTGACGCGGTGCTTTCTTTGCAGCAGGCGCAGCTAACGCTGAACTATCAGCGTGAGACAGAGGCCCTTAATAGCATTCGGGCAGGAACAGACGCATACGAAGAACGCGAGCAATCAATCGTCCGTATTCTTAGCAACATGGGCGACCTGCAAGCCATCCAGCAATCGGCAAACGGCGACTTTGCGGCGGCTACAGCAGAGGTTGAGCGCATCCGCAAGGCGATTGGTAACGCTGTTGACGGCATGGTCACATTTGACGGCGAAGTCATAACGGCCATTGATCTTGGCAACCGCCTTGCCACCGCAATCACCAACATCAGCTTTGACAACGCTATTTCCGGCGCGTCGTTCCTTGCCAATGACCTTGGCGTCAACATTGAACTAGCCAAGAAATTAAACGCTGCGCTGGACCGTTCAGCAGGCATTGAAGCCCCTAAGCCTGCAGCTGGTGGCGCGCGCGGCTTGGGATTTGGATTAGGCAACGCGGACACTGGGGCAATTGACGGCGTGTCTCTGGCTTACGGGAACTTAACCGAACCCGTAACCGGCACAAACATTGCAACAAAAGCGCTTTCTGGCGGAGGCGGCGGCGGCGGCGGTGGTGGTGTATCCGACGCAGCCAGAGAAGCGCAGCGCGAAATGAACAATCTGCAAAGCGAGTCGGACAGAATTATCCGTGGTCTCATGGCCCCGATGGACGAATACAACGCGGCAGTTGAGCAAGCCAACACGCTCTTAGACGCCGGTGTTTTGGGCTTGGGCGATTACACTACCCACATTGAACAGCTCGGGGTTGAGTTGCAAAACCAACAACCGTTTATCGCTGATTTCAAGAGCAGCATTCTTGACGCAGCTATGGGTGGGGTGAATTCATTTGACGCATTGCGGGACGCCATCATCCGCGCTGGTTTAGAGTACGCGCTTTTCGGCACAGGTCAATTCGCCCCCAAAGGCGGATCAGGGTTCGGTGGATTGTTCGGCGGTGTTATGAAGGCGCTATCTTTTGACGGCGGCGGGTTTACAGGTTCCGGCCCGAGATCCGGCGGCATGGACGGGCGCGGTGGCTTCCCCGCGATACTTCACCCAAACGAAACTGTTGTTGACCACACACGAGGCGGCTCGTCTGGCAACCAATCTTTAAATGTGACTGTGACTATGGACCCGTCAACAGGCGCACTTGGTGCGTTTGTGAGGGATCAGGCGGGGCGTATCGTAGCACAAGCAACACCGGGCATTGCATCGCAGGCGGTCGCACAAACGCAAGCCGCATTTAGAAATAGTAAGCAGGGGTTCACACCAGCATGACAGTTAATGTGATAGCATGGCCACCATTCCAGCTAACCGGCTGGGAGCTTGCCGACATGTTCCCGCAATCAAGATCGGTTGGCTTGATCGAAGGCAAACCGCGCACATCATCGGCGCAGCGACCGCGTAGGGTGGCAACGGCCAATGTTGCCGGCATTGGCACTGACCTAGACGGCGCAGGATATGTGCGGATGCTCAATAAGCAATGGGCTGGTGCGCCCAACCTAACGCGCATTCCGTCTATGTCGTCACTGTGGCATTTGTCACGGTCAGGCCAAGACCTAACAAGCACGGTGTTGCAGTGGACCGATGCGGGTACTGAATTGCTATGGACGGATGGAGGCGTTGATTTGATATGGGGAGACGGTGCTTATGCATTATTCGGTGCGCCTGTAGCGGACGGCGACTGGTATGCGCTAACTGTCACGGGCTTGCCACCTTCGCAGATCATCGCGCGCCCGTCCGAACTGATCAGCGTGTCAACTAATGACGCAAGCGAAACCGCATATGTTTTGACGACGGCGCGCTCAAACGCGGCTGGCGTGGCCACGATACGCACAGACAAGGCAACGGCGTTTACGTTGTCGGGCTTGGTGAGCATTGGCCACATGGAAAACATTGTGTTTGAGGCGCAAGGCGTCCCGCGCGCCGTGCAAGGCGTGTCGTCTAATTTCGGCTTTCAGTGGGACTTTAAGGAAGTCTTTGCAGACGAATACGCGGGCGGATTTGTGGAGGTTAACCCATGGTTTTAACACGCGGCGCATCGGCTGGCCTAATTGCCGAACTTGGTGGACATTTCTTTCCCGTGTTGCTTACATACGCAGACTGGCCCGGAGAGACAATTCGCATCCACACCGGAACGGGCGCACTGTCTTGGGACGGTCACACATGGGCGGGCGCGGGCAAGCTGGTGCAGTTCAACGCGCCGCAGGAATCGGGCGGGCTGGCAACGTCCGGCGCGACAGTCCGGGTCGCTGCCACTGTAGCGGACATGCTGGCAGAGCGCGGCAAGGTTATCAGGGGCCGCACTGTCACGGTCTGGTTCGGCACGACAACAACGGCGGGCGGAAATGTGCTGGCGCAAACACCTGTTGAGTTATTTGCCGGATACTTTGACAGTCGTACCGGCACGCTATCCCGAACCGAGGGAGGGCTTGCAAACGATATGGTGCTAGGGCTTGGTGTCGGACCATCCGCCCGCGCGTCCGCATCTGTTGTCCACAACTACGAGGACCAGATAAGCAAGTTTTCGGGCGATACCGCTGGGCGGATGGTGCAGACCGCAAACCGCATCAGATTTAACCCCAAGCAGTGGCCGGAATGATGGCCTGTGACCCTTTTGCCGCCGTGTTGCGCTACATGCGCCAGCCTTTTGCGTGGGGGTTGCGCACGGATTGCACAGTTGCTTGCGTGGCGTTCGAGGCGATGCACGGCGTTGACCCGTTGCGAAATTGCGGCGATTCATATAATACTGCGCTAGGTGCTGCACGAATAATTAAACGCGCGGGGGGCTACCGTGATTGGTGCCGCGCGACGTTTCGGCTGCTGGAGATTGACACGCCCCGCGCGGGTGATCTGGCACTGGTGGAAAGCGCAGACGCATTTGGTGCAGCGCTGTCAATTTGCGTTACTCAGGGCGAGTATGCGATGAAGTCGGAGGCTGGAATGGTTATCACGCAAGCCAAACATTTAGGAGCATGGGAATGCCTTTCTTAGCCCCCTTGATTGCATCGACTACCGCAGCCCTTACGTCAGTTGCAGCGGCTATTGGATTCGGGACAGCATCGGCGGCTGTTGCCTCAGCCGTATTTCAGTTTGGTGTCTCTACACTTCTTAGTAGCATCGCCGGTGCCTTGTTCGGCAAACAGCCTAGCGCGCAGGACGTTGCGCTAGAGTTATCCCAGCCCACGACATCGCCTGACTATCGTTTCGTTTACGGTGACTGCCGCGCAGTTGGCACGCCGGCCGGAACGCCTGTCAAGGGCGTGAACATATGGGGCGCATGGATTCTTAATTCGCGCCCGTCCGATCTGTCGGCATTTACGCTTTACTTAGACAAGCGGGAAGTGGCCCTGACTGGCGATGCGTTTAATCTTGCGGGCGCGGGTGCTACGGCGACGACATTCCCATTCCTAGATCATGTGACAGTTTGGGTAAGCCGTGGTGACCACACAGCGCCGCCAACTGCATTCACAACGGATGCCGCGTATATTGACGGCGAGCGCGACGACCTATGGCAGACTTCCGACGCATGGAAGGGGCAAACTATAATCTGGCTAAAGCTGACGGCGGGCGAATCCGGCGAACGTCGGGAGCGCTGGCCTTCCGCGCCGCCGCTGGTCGAAGTCGAGGGGCGGTGGTCCAAGGTTTACGATTACAGCAATGCAGCACACGATCCCGACGACCCCGAGACATGGGAATGGTCAGAAAACCACGCGCTTTGCGTTCGAGATGCCCTAAGGCAAAACCCGATCAGGCCATACCAGGAGGGACAGATTCACGCCTCATTTAATGTTGCTGGACCTAACGCCTGCGATGAAACGGTAGCGCTCAACTCCGGCGGGTCAGAAGCGCGGTACGTTGTAGCCGGAACAGTTGTCTGGTCGGACGGTGAAATTGAGGACCAACTTAACCCGATGATGATCTCGGGCGCGGCGGACTTCATTCGGGTTGGTGGTAAGATTGGCTATGCGGCAGGGGTGTACCGAGCGCCTGCGGTGACGCTGACCTATATGCTGGGCGACGGGTTCCAATTCCCCGACATGATTCCCGGCTCTTCTTTGGTCAACGAACTGCGCGTCACTTACCTTTCCCCCGCGCGGGGGTTTGAGACTGCCGAATTGCTGCCGTGGCCAATCCCTGGCGCGCTTGCGGAGGATGGCGGGCTTCCGGCGGTCAAGAATCTGGCCCTTCCGTTCTGTACATCTGCCACGCAAGCCATGCGCGTGCGTAAAATCGCAGGGGAGCGCCTACGCAGGCAAGAGCGCATACAGGGCGGCACGTTGCCACCGGAGGCGTTTGATCTAGTGGGCGGGGCCACGGTGACTGTGACGCTGCCTGCGCCGTATGACGTGCTCAACGGCATATATGAGATTGAGGGCATCCACCCCGGCTTAGACCCCATCGGCGAAAGCGGCGAGGTCGCCATGCGCCTGCCCGCGTCTCTGGTCAAGCACTCGGAGGCGATCTACGCGTGGGTGCCAGCAACCGACGAAGAAGCGGTATTCACAGAACCTTACTCTAGCGACAGGGCGGGGACGACAGAACCCGGCGCAATCAGCGCGACGACTGGCGATGCGGTGAACCTGCCAACCGGCGGAAGCATCATCCCACGCATTCGCTTTGCGTTCAATCCGTCGCCTTCGGACGTGTCGGCCTACGAATGGCAGTACCGCGAGACGTCGGGCGACTATCAATCGGGCGGCTTTATCGGGGACGCGGTGCGCGATGGCTCGGGCAAGGTGTTTGACTTCCTCATAGGCACGCCGGGACAGACATACGACATTAGGGCGCGGGGAATCGGATCTAACGGCAATTCCGGCTACGTGGAAATAGCGGGGGTAACGCCGGTTGTAAACATCACGATTGACATACCTGTCAACGGCTCAGCGACAGGCGGCGCGGATCAGATCGTGGTGGAATTCACCACGCCGAACGACGGTGACTTCCGTTCAATTGAGATATTCGGCAGTGACACAGACGACAGCGGCGCGGCAAGTTTGCTTGGTTCCGCAATATTTACTAGCCAAAACACAGCTGTTAGTATAACCGAGACGGGACTCGGTACGTCTAAAACTCGGTTTTATTTCGCGCGGTCGCGCGGAGACTTTGCAAGCGCATCGGCATTTACTGCCAGCGAAACCGCAACAACAGACGCATAGAAGGAGGCCGCAATGCCTGCACCAGTATTTAGCATAAACACCACGGGCACCGACCCGAAGCTGACATCCAAGCAAGTCTTGGAAACTGAGGTCAACCGGGTCGCAAGTATAATTTTTGACCAAGCCAACCCCGAGGATGCAACTGCGGCAGCGGCATCGGCGGCGACCGCGACCACACAGGCGGGAATTGCAACCACGCAAGCAGGCATTTCGACCGCACAGGCGGTGGCATCAACGCTAAGTGCAACGCAAGCCCAGCTTGCCGCGCTGGCGGCTGGCGCGCCAATGTTCCTGACCGTTGCAGCGGGGATCGCAGGCGTGGCGGACGGCGCGATCTTTTTGGTCTACTTCGACAGCGGCGTTGACGTTCGGACTCGGAACGGAGCCGGATCGGACCTAGAGGGAAGGTTGATAGATCGACCCTACGAAACGGTAGCACTTTTGCTAGCCAGCACTGAGGCTTCTCGCGGCGTCGGGGAAATCTGGAACGCTCAGGGGTTTCGATACACCGAAGCAGCCGCCGCCGCTACAGATCAGCACGTGACCACGGCGGGCGGGGTGAAGTTGTATGTAATGCCGACACCGGCAGGGCACTTCAATTTCCTATGTATGAACCCTGCGGCTGACGGGGTTACAGACGACTACGCCAAATTCATGGTGTTGGCGGATCTGGACCTTGGCGGGTCGGGGTTTTATCGCCAAGGCGCGAGTATATACATGCCTGATGGCGAGTATTATTTTGCTACGCCAGTTGAGTTCAAGTTTCCAGTTCATGTCTTTGGGTCTCATTCTGGCTTGGCGAGTGGGTCAGATAACGGACCCAAAATAATATTCCCAGAAAATAGTGCGGGTTTTACTGTCAACCGATACAACACATTAAACGGTGGCGTGCAGGCTGTACCAACGACTGCTGCTGATGGCGCAATTCTCGAAGGCCTAAGAATTACTACCTTTAACAATGTGGCGGGTGCAGACAAAACAAAGCACGGCGTTTGGATGAGGGCGCGGGCTGCCGTCAGAAATTGCACAATCAACGGGTTCTCGGGCCACAACGTCATGGTCAAGGCCAGCGCAGGGTCAGCGGATACATCGCTAGAGGGCAACGCAAACAGTTGGATTGTTGAAACGCTCCGCACAACAAATGCAGGTCTTGACGGGCTTTATGTTCAAGGTGCAGACGGCAATGCTGGAACCGCAACCGGAGTTGATGCGACAAACAATGGGCGCTGGGGCATCTGGGATAACAGCTTCCTCGGGAACACCTATGTTGGATGTCACACTGCAGGCAACGGCGTGGCCACACGGGGCGTGAATGGAACCAAATCGTCGTTTGTCACTTATGAAGGCAACAGATATGCGACCAATCCAAACGCAACAGAAGCTCAATATGTTGCGACAACCCCCGGCACTAATGAAGCTGTTTGGGTATTTGCTGGCGCTGGGGGAACACACGGCACGATCCCATTATGGGAAACAGGCAAGACCGCAGGCGAATATATTGCTGGTGGGTCATATCGATCTTCGGGGAATAACGCGCGAAATGTTTTCTTGGGATGCTACGCAGAAAGCGGGTCAGGCGGAACTGCCTATGAAGGTCCCTGTTTGGTGCTCGGCGGGGCGCAAGTGTCAAGTATAATTGGGTCAACTGTGAAAGGGACAGATGGCGGAAGGTTAACAGCGGAACGTTTTAACTATAACAGCGCAGACGAAAGCGCAACATTCGGTGGACCCGACGCAATCCTAACTTTTAAAGCAGATGTTGACTCTGGGAACTGGCGGTTTTTCCATGTGGCAGGCGACTTTGAAATGCGCCATAATTTTTCACTATCGCGGGTTGCGTGGCGGATGAGCGGAGAACTGACAACTGATAAAATGGGCTGTGCGTCCGCTAAACCCTATTTATTTAACGCGCCGGTTCTTGCTCTGGGCGACGGTTTAAGCCAACGACGCGAGTTTATCGTGACTGCTGTTCCGACTTCTGATGAATACGCCCGTGGGGATATTCTGTGGGACCGAAACCCGGCGGCGGCGGGGAAGTCTGGTTGGCGATGCACTACGACCGGAGTTGCCGGTTCAACCGCAGTTTTCAAACTTTTTGGCGCAATTGACGCCTGATCGAAAGGATCAACAAATGGCTATCACAGAAAAGATTAAAACTAGTTTTGGCGAGGAACGCGAGTGCTACATTCGCCTTAACAACATGGAGACGAGCAACCACGGGATGCCTGCAAAAGCGCTGTTCCGTGCGTTCTTGAGCCAAGCGGCATTCAAGGACGGGGCGCACTATGTTGCAGAGTTTGACATAGAGTTTGATGCTGATGTGTCCAAGCCGATCTGGAAGCAGGCTTATGTGTCTCTGATCAAGCAAGAGAATCTAAAGGACGCTGACGAAGTGTGACAAACACGGCGGGCCGGTCGTCAATATCTGCCCTGCCGCTACAAACTGAAAAGTGAGATCAATGCCCGTATCAATAGCAGCCCAAGTCGCCATCTTGGAGCGCATAGACCAGCGGGCCGAGGAAGACCGGCAGGAGCGCAAGGCAGCACAGGCTGAAACCGAACGGACGCGGCGGGCACCAGAGCAGAATTGACCGCCATTGGCACAGCCAAGACGACGTGCTGGCGCAGTGTAACAACCTGCGCCAGCGAACTAAGGTTATCATCATTTATTTAATGGTTCGGTTATTTGGCTGGGCTAGTTACCGCAAGACAGCAAGGACACACAGAAATGAGTGATGAACAGCGCTTAGAGCGGATTGAACGAAAGCTAGATGTAGTCAGTGACGCCATCGTATCGCTGGCGCGAGTTGAGGAGCGAATGATTGGCGTCTTTGCCCGCATTGATAATCTTGACGCACAACAAGATAAGCATTCAGGACGCATCACGATCCTTGAGGGGTCCGTTGGGTCTAATGGCCAAGCGCTGAGATTTGCTGAACGTGTATTTTGGATCATCGTTTCGGCTGGCATTGCGTTCGCTTTTGCAAAGATGAAAGGTGCTTAGATATGCGACTATTCCTTTCCGTTGCGTTTATTGCGTTTGGGTTCCCGGCATTTGCCATTGCGCCATGCTTGCCCCATGATGAAATGGCAAAGTTTCTAGCCAATCAGTTCCAAGAGCAACAGCGGTTTGTCGGCCTAGATCAGGGCGGCAACATGCTAGAGCTTTGGTTCAGCCCCGGCGGCACATTTACGGCGCTGATAACGGCACCAGGCGGCCAGACGTGCGTCGTTTCTGCTGGCGACGCTGGCAACATCATTGCAGCGGAAAAGCCGGGGGTTGACGGATGACTGACTATTTTCCAAACGACACGATATTGTCTAATGCCGCAACGCCATTGCGTGTATCCTGCCTTGCCGAAGCGGCTAAACTGACCGCAGGTGATCGCAATGAGACTTACGGACCGCCAGTTGAAAATATGCAACACATTGCTGATATTTTTAACGCTTGGACGGGGCGCGACATTACTGCCCGTGAAGTTGCCCAGCTTCACACCGCAACTAAAATGGCTAGATCGCAAAACAGCCCTATGCACCGTGACAGCTATGTTGACAGCATGGCTTATCGCGGGATTGAGTTTGAATGCGCTGCCGCATCTGACAGCCGTGACAAGCAATGATAACCGCAGACCAGCAAGCGGCGATTGACGCGGTGGCAGAACACGGGTCGCAGCGGGCAGCGGCAAGGGCGCTGGGGATTGACGGCAAGAGCCTGCGCAGTCGCCTAGAGCGCGCGGCAAGGTGGCAGGAAGCGCCGAAAGGGCAGCGCGAGGCGATCCTGCACAGCGGCCTAGACGTTGGCATCGCAAAGGCTGGCTGGCGCAAGATCAAGAATGCAGACGGCACCAGCGATAGCGTGTATTGGCGCGCGCCCGATGATACACGTGACCCGGTCGACATGGTGTCGGCGCTCAAGGAAGGGCTGGAAGATTGCGCCCCTGCTGCAACAATCATTGCCCCTGCGGCGGCTAAAGAGTTGTGCGCAATATTCCCGGTTGCAGACTTACATATGGGGATGCTGGCGGATGAAGAAGAAACGGGCGTTGATTGGGACAGCAAGAAAGCCGGGGCCGTGTTTTCTGCAACGTTCGGTCGTCTGGTCAGCGTTACGCCCGCCGCTGGTGTTGCCGTGCTGGCGCAGCTAGGGGATCTGACCCACACTGACGACCAGCGCAATGTGACGCCGCAGTCAGGCCACCAGCTTGACGCAGACACGCGCTACTTCATGATCCTGCGCCGCGCCGTTGCCGCTATGCGATGGGCGATCGACGCGTTGCGGGCCAAGTATCCGCTAGTGATCTATCGCGGGTGCCGGGGCAATCACGACATCACAGCCCACCACGCCGTCACCTTGGCACTGGCCGAACACTACCGCGACACGCCGGGGGTGGAAGTCATCACCAGCGCGGGCGAGTTCTATTGCTACGAGTTCGGAAAAAACATGGTGCTGTTGCACCACGGCGACCGGGCAAAACCTGAACGTCTGGTAACATTCGCCGCAGCTGAGTGGCCGGAGCTATGGGGCCGCACAAGTCACAGGCTGGCGTTGTCTGGGCATGTTCATCATGAGACTCGAAAGGACGTTGGCGGCATGGCGTTTGAGTCCTGCGGCACAATTATCCCTAAAGACGTCCACGCCTACACCAACGCCTATACTGCGCGGCGCGGCCTAGTTAGCATCGTGCTGGATCATGATGCAGGCGAGGTTAGCCGCGCCCGCATCGGGGTATGACACGCCCAACCGTATCTCGCAGGATACATCGCCTTTGCTTTCGTGACGCGGACCAATCACTATGCGCCCGCGCCTACTCGCGCCGCGATTCGTCGCTGTTCTGGTCCGCGTGGGTTTCGCTGTTTGGTCCTGCGCATTGTGAACGCTCATGGCGATTTTATTACATCACATTAAAGAGGACGCAAACAATGAACCGCGCTGAAATCTGCATTCCCCGAACGCTGGCCCATGAAGGCGGGTGGTCTGACCACCCGCGCGACCCTGGCGGGGCAACTAATCGCGGCATTACAATCGGCACCTACCGGAATTTTATCAACGCCAAAGGCACGGTTGCAGACCTAAAGGCGCTGACCGAAGCACAGGCGGTTGCCGTTTACAAAGCGCAGTATTGGGACGCCGTGAAAGCTGACGACCTGCCGGACGGGGTTGACCACGCCGCATTTGACTTTGCCGTCAACAGCGGGCCGTTCAGATCGGCAACGTATCTGCAAGAAATTGTCGGTGCTGCACCCGACGGCAAGATCGGGCCAATTACACTAGCCAAGGTTCGGGCGATGGATGCGGCTTGGATCGTCAATCAACTGTGCAATGACCGCATGACATTTCTTCGCCGTTTGTCCACGTGGTCAACATTTAGCAAGGGCTGGACCCGCCGCGTTTCTGACGTGCGCGCCGCGGCGCTAATGGACGCCACAGCGGCGGTGACGCGCGGCCCTGACGTGCATCCCGTTGAAGCGGCGGAACTAGCGGCTGAGGAAAGACTTGCCGCCTGCGTGGCCGCGATGCGCCTGCTGGCGAACGAATACGATCCCGCAACCTGAAAGGATAGTCCATGTTTCTAGCAATCCGAATGATTGTCTATATTGCCGCCGTACCTGTTGCGGCATGGCTAGGCGGCACCTATGACCCTGCGTCCCACGTAATAACCCTTAATGTTGATACCTTGATTGACGTGATCGGCGGCCTGGCTGCCGCTGGCATTGCGTTCGCGTCGTCTCGCTATGCGAAGCTGCGCGGCGGCGCAACGTGACCGCCTTTATCGTCGGCTGCGTGGTGTCACTGATCGGCATATTTGCGGCGTATATGACTGGCAGGTCCAGCAAGACAGCCAAAGAGGTGCAATCCCGCGCCGATACCATTGAAAGGGCGACCCATGCGGACACTGGCAATCCTGACGGCAGCGGCGATCTTGACTGGTTGCGCAAGCGGGGCAAACGACAGCGCGATGACGGCGGTTCTTGACTCGCTGATGACGAACCACGCGGCAAGCCTTGGCAGTGACGACGTGTCGGACATGCGCCGCACGGGGCGAATACTTATCGCCACCTTTGACGCCGCAGCACTCCGACAATAAACCTTGCCCCACTGCCGGCCCAAAAATGCCCCGTCGTCCTTAACCGGGCGGCGGGGTTTTTTGTTTGTGCTGCGGCCGATTGTGCTAGTGGCGTGCGGCAAGGTCAATCAGCGCGATGATTGCCATCACAATAGCCGCGGCGCATGCGCAAGACAGCACCGACACGCCTGGCGACACAGGCGGCGGGGTAGGATCTGCCATTTTGCCCGTGCGCAATTCTGCAAAGCGGGCAGGTTCGTCTGGCGCGGCGCGCTGGTGCTTTTCGTATCCCGGCGGAAACAAGTTCATGTCGTCGCCTCCCGGTCGCGATGTTGTTCAAGCAGCCAGTCGCCGAGTTCGTCCGCCTCATCGCGGGCCATAAACACACGGGCGGCAAAGTCATTGCCAGCGTCAAGAATCGCGTTTTCAACCGTGGCCACCGTCGCATCGGGGTTTTCGGCAATCCATTCCTCAATGAGAGCGTTAATTTCGTGGTTCAGGTCAGTTTGCAATGCGTGTTGCATTTTTTCATACTCCATTGTTTAATTAATCGCCCCAGCTGCGACCGTCGCGGCCATATTCCAGCGGGTTCGCCCAGCCATTCAGCCACCAGTCATCGCCGGGGGTGCGTTGCATTGCGGCAAGGCGGTCATCAAGCTGCGCCTGCGTTTCTACGGGCGCATCGCCAAACATATCTGCAACGCTGTGGGGCCGGTTTTCCCACCACGCCTCAACGTCGGGCGGGCCGTTCACGACAGCACCACGGCGGCGGCTATGGCAAGCGCAAACACAACGATGCAGCCCATGATGCATAAAGCGCCATCTATGACAGCGGCGTAAACTTCGGCGTTGTATTCCTTGCGGGTCATGCTGCCACCCCCACGACTGGCGCGTCGGCAATAAGTTGCAACAGGGTATCGCGCTGCCGTTGGATGGGGAATGCATCGGCGGCGGCACGGGCGGCGGCACGGGCGGCACGGGCGGCGGCACGGGCGGCATAGGCGTCGGCACGGGCGGCACTCAAGTCTGGCCACTCTTGGCCTTTCGCAATCAAATCCATGCCAACAATAACGCGATCAATTGCCGCTTTTACGTCGCCAGTCTGCGCAGGCAATGCCCGCAATTCAGCGGCTATAAAATGCCAATGAACGCGCGAAAGGTCTTTCCCATCGCAAGCCACAGCCGCGGGCAGTGCCGCGAAGAAGGCCGTTGCCTCTGCAATGGGAAGAGCCTCAAAAACGCTTTCTGCAATCCGCAGCAGCGGCTCGGTCAGGCCAAAACGCTCAAAGGCTGGGGCCGGGTCGTCGGAGTGCGTCAAGCAAGAAATAAAGCAGCCCGTTCCGCCAACGGCGTTGTCAGACGGTTTCCAGTATGAGCCAGGAATAACAGCATCAGCTGCGATGTGCGCTTTTACCTCGGCGACAAGGGTGTCGTAGTTGCGGGTTAGGATAGTAGTCATTGGTTCTCTCCGATTGATTGATTGGCTGGCATGGTTAGGCCGTGGTCCTCCGCTACTTTAGACATTGAGTGGGTGAATTGACGAATAAATGCCGTGTTAGTAGACGCAGAGTCATGGGCGTATTGGACATCCATAAGAAGGACAATGTGATCAGCCATCCAGTCAAAGCCACATCTGTCCGCCCAGCCGTCTTTGATTATGACATCGATCGATGTGTCATATGCTGAGTCCCACGCCATCGCAGTGGCTTTGTCAACTAACTGGCCAACTCCGCAAGCCCTGCCGTTTGCGCCAGCATACCTGCACCCACAGTTGCCTTTGGATGGGCCGCCCTGTGCGATAACGCCTAGGTATGCCTTGTTGAATATTTCTTGTCGGGTCGGTGCGATGGTCATTGGCTATCTCCGGTTAATTTGTTCTGTCCTGACATTTGCACGTCAAAGCGCTTGCGTCAATACAAATGTTATGACAATGTGACGACATGAGAAAAACATCATATATTCAAGTACGGGTCACACCCGAGCAGCACGAGCAGGCGCGCCGCCTTGCCGAGGCTACAAATAAGGACATTTCCGCAATCGTGCGGGAAGCCATTGACAAACTATCAAAGCGCTATGCGCTGAAGGAACCGCAATGACACCGGAAAACAAACTATGGCAGCACGTTCTGATGCAAGCTATGATCGACGCCACGTTTACGGGCGACACAACGGAAAACTGTCGAGCCAAAAAAGCGTCTATTAAGTGGATAACTAAAGCCGGCAAAGACTTTCACACCGTCTGCAATCTTGCGGGCATGGACCCGGATTTCGTCCGCGAATCGTTTCTTGCGGGGCGCGTGGACGGCGAACTACTTCGGAGCGCGCAAGGCCGACACAAAGAGGTTAGCGCATGACCGACCCCATTATCCGCGAGGTAACGATTGGCAATTGTCGGCTGATACAGGGCGATTGCCTGGAAGTCATGCCGCTGCTGGGGAAGGTGGATGCGGTTGACAACCGCAATGCGGTTGCGTATAGTGACAAGTATGAACAAACAGCAAAACGGCAACTTCGCACGCCAAAAAGAAGCGATGAAACTTTGGGAACCTCGCAGGCAGGAGATTGTCACGATGTACCTGAACGGAACGAAATCACAGGCCGCAATGGCGAAGATTTACGGAGTGACGCCAGCAGCGTTTCAAAAGGTAATCTTGAGAATGGGGATCGCGTCGAAGTCGAAGGGCAGAACAGGGCAGGCGAACGGGCGATACATCGACGGGACGCAAAGCACGATATACCGCAAGATGATAGAAAAGACGCATTGCAACAGGTGCGGCACGACGTATCAACTTCTTGTGCATCATGTGGACGGATGCCACACGAACAACGTGGTGGAAAACTTGGAGGTTCTTTGCAGCCCATGCCACACCAGCCACCACAAACAGGAGTTTTGGAATTGCCGGAAGGCTGGGCAATCCTGACGGACCCTCCGTATGGGATTGGCAGGCATGGGAAGCCTAAAAGTTCCTCAAGGCACGGTGGGCACAAGGGTTATGAACAGAAAGGCTGGGATGTTTCCGCGCCAGACCCACGCTTGATAGCAAGGCTGGCCGCTGCACCCGGCGGTGCGATTATATGGGGCGGAAACTACTTTACAGCCGCTTTGCCTCCATCGCCGGGATGGTTGGTGTGGGATAAGGGGCAACGCATTGACCAGGCCGACGCAGAACTGGCATTTTCTTCTAGGCCGGGGGCTTTGCGTGTTTTTACGCTAAATCGAGTTGCGATAATGACAGACGGTGCCGTCCACCCCACACAAAAGCCCGTCGCCCTTATGGAATGGTGCCTCGGCTTTCTGCCAACAGCCCAAACCGTCCTTGACCCATTCATGGGCAGCGGCACAACCGGAGTTGCCTGCGTAAACCTTGGCCGCGCGTTTATTGGGATCGAACGCGACCCGGACTATTTCGATACAGCCGTAAAGCGCATCACCGACGCGCACCGGCAAAGCGACCTGTTTGTCGCAAAGCCCGCCTACGCCGCCCCAACGCAAGAAGGAATGGACCTATGACCCCCGCAACTCTACGCCCCGCCCCGTTCGCAATCCCGCCTGCGCCAGTTGCCCGCAGCCGCGCGGCCAGCGTGTCGGTTGTCAGCCGCCACGACCGCGCGCTAGACGGCATTGCCTGGCGCTCAGATCAGATGACAACGTACCAAGTCCCGGCGGCGGATACCGTAGCAGACGTGTTCGACGTGATCGGGGGTGGGGCATGAGACGCCCCCCAATGAAGGCCAAGCGCGATGCCAACGAGGCAAGCGTGTTCGCAATCCTGCGGGCGCATGGCCTGTCCGTGTACCCCCTAGATCTACCGCTAGACGCTGTTGTCGGCCACGGTGGCAGGACGTACCTTGTCGAGGTCAAGGACGGCCTCAAGGCACCTATGCGGCCTAAACAGGTGGAGTTCTTGCGGGACTGGCCAGGCCATGCCATTGTGATCCGCGACGACAACGAAGCTGTTGCGTTTGCCACGGCTGTCAGAGACGGCACCTCATAACAAAGGCCCGCCAGAGTGATCTAGCGGGCCTTGCTTTTGCCGGAGAGGCGGGGTAGGGTGCAGGTGTT